GTCTCACTCCGCTGGAACACCCCTCATCCGTCTCGGCGCTACGCGCCGATCCACCTTCTCCCACAAGGGGAGAAGGGAAAGGTCTGCCATGTCCCGCCACGTTACCTTCATGACCATCGACGATGCCGGGCACTACTCGCCCGAGCAGCGCGCCGAGATCATCGCGGCATACCCCGAGCATGAGCGTGAAGCCCGCGCGAAAGGCATCCCTGTTCTCGGGTCAGGCCGGATCTTCCCGGTGCCTGACGAGCTGATCGCTTGCGAACCGTTCAAGCTGCCCCGCTGGTGGCCGCGCATCGGCGCGCTCGATTTCGGCTGGGACCATCCTTCCGCCGCCATCGAGCTTGCCTGGGATACCGAGGCCGACGTCGTTTACGTGACCAAGGCCCATCGCGCGTCCCAGCAAACGCCGGCGATGCAGGCGCTGGCGCTGAAGGCGTGGGGCGAATGGCTGCCCTTCGCCTGGCCGCGCGACGGCCGCCGCGAAACGCTGGAAGGCGCCGGCGTGGCGCTCGCCAAACAATACGCCGCGCATGGGCTGAACATGCTCTCGGGCCACGCCCGCTTCGCGGATGGCTCCGTCTCGGTCGAGGCCGGCCTGATGGACATGCTCGACCGCATGCAATCCGGCCGCTTCAAGGTGTTTTCGACTTTAGCGGAGTGGTTCGAGGAGTTCCGATTGTTTCACCGAAAGAACGGTCAGGTCGTCAAGTTGCGCGACGACCTGATGGCCGCGACACGTTACGGCGTGATGATGCTGCGCGAGGCGATCGTCGACCCGGCGGAGTTCAAGGCGGCTCGACGGCCAGCGGGGCAGAGCGATCCGCTGGGGGCGTTTCGCTAGGGGGATTGGCCCTCTCACTTCGTGATACTCGGGCTTGACCCGAGTATCCATGCCGTGACCCCTGCCGTGGAGCACAACGGCGCAGAATTCTGTAACCGTAGCAACGCCTTAGCGTCATGGCATGGATCCTAGGGTCTGCGCGCGTCGCTCCGCTCCTTGCTTCGCCCTAGGATGACGAGGCACGGTTCCGGTCACCTATAATTCCAGTAGTTTGGGCCCCTCTGGCCGTGGTTCTGGCCGCCCGCAATGCGGCAATCCCGGCCTCCCCAAAATCCTCAATCCGATCAGCCGCGAACGCCGCCGCCGACGCCTTGCGACCGGCCGCGACGTGATCGCCTGCGCCCTTTTTAGCCAGCCGTGCCGGAGCAGCCGATGGTCCACATCATCCCTCTCTTCGCTGATCAGCGCCGCCTCGATCCCGGCAATGCCCCGCCACCTGAGGCAGCCGGCCCGCTCGATCCCTACTGGCAGGAGGTTGCCGATCATTACGAACGGCGCAAGGCGCGGCAGCAGGCCTTCGACACCGAGATCGCGGCGCGCAGGCTGGGCGGAGAGATCGCCAGCGCCGAGGCCGATGTCGCGGCCAACGCGCCGGCCGACGGCGAGGGACTGCACCACGCCATGTATGGCGAGGTCGATCCGCATACCGGGCGCGTCCTGCTCGAAGGCCGGTTCGACACGCTGTTCGACAATTTCCTGAAGCAGGCGCCGCCCGAGCTGCGCGCCGGCCTCGCCAGCCGCAAGCCGGCCCTGCGGGAGGCAGGCTCGGTGCGCATGGCGACGCAGCAGCTCCAGCGCCGCGCCCAATATGAGCAGGACCACCTGGCGGCGGTGCAAGCCGAAGAGCTCGACACCATCGCCAAGAGCGACCCTGACGACCACGTCGCCTTCGAAGCCGCCCGCCATGCCGGCCTCGACCTCATCGGCAAGATGAACCTCGACCCTGAGAGCCGGCTGCAAGCCGAATCCGATTGGCGCGAGCGCGCGGCGACGGCGCGGATCGAAGCGCTGATCGCGCGGGATCCCCAGCGCGCATTGGAAATGCTGGGCGGCGCAGGGGTGACCCGCGATGACCAGCCTTTAAGCCTGTCCGATAGGGTCAACCGAAATATGCCTACCTATGGCAACTACGGCGGTCGTGGCTGGACCGGCGGGACATGGGGTGGCGGTTTTGACGTGCCGCCCTTTGATATTCAGGACGGGTTTTACAAACAGCATGACGCGGACTACCATGACGCGAAAACGCCGGGCGATACAATTTTAGCGGATAGGAAACTTGCAGCATCATTGAAGTCATATCTCGACAATGAGGATTACGCCACGGATCCAGCCTTGAAGACCGACAAGGAGCGCGGTGACGCATCCAAATACGCTCGACTGGCGCTAAGGGCTTTCCGGATTAAGATTGCCGGCGACGTGGCGCTCCATCCGTTGAGCGCGGCGGAGATTTCTGCCCGAGATGAAGCGCAAAGGGCTTACGACGATGCGCAAGCGGCTGTTGGAAGGGCGCGGTTTGAAAGCGGCATGTCATTCGGCAATTGGTAGTAGCGATCCGCAATGAGATCAGAGCCTTCATTTTGCCTCCGGTTTCTGACACGGAGCCGCGTTAAGGGGTAGCCGATGGGATTTTACTTTCTTGGCTCTGTCTCATTTGTGTCTGCGATATTGCTGGCATCTGTCGGTGTAACCTGCAGTGATCGGAGGCCAAAGATTGGTCGATATGCCATTTATATATCAGCTTTTCTGAGTTTGCCAGGCTTCTTCGTTATTTGGGATTTTGCTGTATATAGGATTGCCTAGCTTGTTACGTTGAATTGATCTAAATATATTGCTGAATCCGGGGATGACAAAGTGGATGTTTTAATATTCTTACTGGGAGTCCCCAGTTTTGCATTCGCCGTTTTCCTTTTGGTGAAAGGCGTCAAGTCGCAGAAGCTTACGCCGCTTCAGCGTGCCCTTGTTCTTTTTGGCGCTGCCGCGTTCAGTGTTCCCGGATTCATGTCTTTGTATATGGTGTTTCTAATTTTCCAAATGACGCCAGCCTGATGGCGAAGGGGAGGCACTGGGTCCTCACCGCAATTCCCAGATCGAGGCCGCCTGACGCCCCGGCGCCGCTAATGCGTGCCTGGAAGCGCTGTCGCGCAGGACCCAGGCGCAGACCTAAGACTCCGCTGAACGCGATCATCAAGCGAGGCAGGGTCTTGCCAGGCCGGCAAACATTTTCAAGCAACAAGAGGTCAGGACAATGGAGCGCAACGCTGGCAGCGGCATCGCCCTCGATCCCACCGAGGACCATACCGAAGGCACCGGCGAGAATGCCGGCGCCAGCGACCAGTCCGCCGAGCTCGCGCCGCTCTATGACAGGGTGGAGCAAGCGCTGCGCAAGGACCGGCCGGTCGATGCCCTGGCGGACAAGGATCGGCCGCTCGCGGCGGTGCTTGCCGATCTTGCGCCGGGCTCCGTCGCCGCTCTTGCCCAGCGGGCGCGCGCCGCCAATGTCTCCCAGCTGGTCGGCGCGCGCGCCAACATCTCTCTGGCCTTTCAGAACGCCCCGAAGGCTTTCGCGGACACCGGCAGCTATTCTGGCGTGATGCCCAAGCCCGAGGACTTCGCCTATGTCTTCGGCGTCGAGGAAGGCCGCCGGCAGCTGGCGAAATTCGACCAGAGCGTGGAGACGGGCAAGCAGGCCTTCGACATGCGTGTCATGCCGGCCCGGGACCTAAACAGTCAGCTTCTGGACGCAGCGGTCGGCGCGGCAAATTCGCCGGAGGGCCAGTCGCGCTACCGGATAACCGCCGCGGCCGCCCAACGCGTGCTGGAAGCCAGACAGAACGATCCTGCCGGCGAGGCCGTCAAGGCGTTTCCGCAGGCGAACGAGGCCTGGCGCGCCGCGGCCGCCCAGGAGTGGCGCGACCCCGCCGCAGTCCAGAACGCGCTGGCCCTCACCATCGCCACGCAGCGCTATCTCGGCATCGAGAACGCTCAGCCCGTCCCAAGGTCTGTGCTGAAGGACCTCGGCGCACTAGCGCCGCAAGACATGCGGGCCGGGATGAACGGCCTGCTTGCCGGAACGACGGATCCGGTCGTCAAGGCGGCGGTGAAGCAGCAGTTTGCCGAGGCTGGATTGCTTGGCGGGCCGGCGCAGAAGGCAACCCCGCTTGGGCAGGATGATTTCGACAAGCGCTTTGGGGCGCCCTCAAAGGCGCCCTTGGCGGGTGAAGACGCCTCGTCTTCGACGCAGGCGTCTGAACAATCGGACGAGACGCTTGGGGCTGCTAACTCTCCGGTCGCGGCCGATAGTATTTCACAAATATCCACGTCCGAGCTTGCGGATGAGGGTGCTGATCCGCCCGTTGGCCTGGAGCAGGGGCTACCGGAGCAAATAGATCTACCGCCAGAGCGTCCGGACGTTCCTCCTGCAACATCTGATCCGGCGCCCCAATCCGCGGACGACAATTCTAATTTGCCCGTCGACTTGAAGGAGGTCCCATCAGAACAGATGGAGTCGCCGCCAGGGAGTCCGAAGGCTCCTTCTATCGATTTCAGCAAAAAGCTACCGCAGTCGAAAAATCTATCTGAAGGATGGTTTGGGAACAGCACCACAAATATTTCAGTTTTGCCGGAAGACGTCCAGGCGAGGGCTAAACCCTACACAAAAATTCTGGGAAAAAGTTTCGGCAATGGCCAATGCGTCGCGTTGACAAAGGAAGTGGGAGGTATGGCCGGTATTCCTGCCTCGACATGGAAAAAGGGAGAGAAAATACAAGGGAATAATAAGATTCAACCGGGGACTCCCATCGCCACATTCAACGGTGATTGGGGCGACGGGAAGGGTAGAATTCATTACGGGCCAAAAGGCCAAGCTGGAGGGGTAAGCGGATTTAGTCACACCGGAATTTATCTTGGCCAAAATGAATCAGGAATCTTCATTTTGGATCAATGGAAGGGACGGAACGCAAATATAACCTTCCGACCCTGGCAGAGTGCAGGTCAGGGTCTGGAGAGTGGTGCTTACTACTACCTAATTGAACGGTAGAGCAGATTTCTGTCAACATTCGTGGAGTCGGCTATCTGCGACTTCATGGTAGGTGAGATCATTTATCCTTATCGAACGACCGAGCAATGCGCTCGGCGATCGGCTTGAATATCGCCCTATCTTTCTTTTTCCAGGTTATATCGAAACAGATTATGTTATCGGCGTCGAGCTTCCGGCACATGCCATAGTAATTAATCGATCCGTATGCGTGCGAACCGGAAACCGCGCCGATAGTCGGTTCATCAAAGGTGTACGTAACTTTATCCCCAGGATGGTTGCGCTCGTAGTCTGCCTTCTGGTCTTCATAGTCTTCATTCGAGTCGACGAGCATGCGCGCGATGTACTCGAAAGGAGTTATCGTGCCGCTTCCTTCGTATTGACGAAACTGGGCACCCGGATAATTCTTCGGCGTAAATGTCAATCCTACGGAGAACTCATATAAAGGTTCAACCTTCCCTTCGGCAAAGAGAGAGGGAATCTCGATCTGGCTTCTGCCGACGGTGGAAACGACCCATTTGATCGGCTCCTCAGCCATCGCAAATGGTGGCGACGCTGCTAAAAGGCCAAGTGCAAAAACAAGTGCTTTCAAGACGATCCTCAGAGGCAAACTGATCACGGATTTTTTCGGAACGATCGGGCGATATGTTCGACAATTGGACGGAAGGTCGCATGATCCTTCGTGTCGTACACGATATCAAAACAGGTGACGATACGATGCTTCTGGCACATGCCGTAGAAAACAAATTTGCCATCAGCGGAGGTGCTTGAAATTACTGCGAGCGAGGGCTTGTCAACTTGATACGTCACTTTGTCACCAGCGCTGACGTTCATATCCTTGAGGTACTGGAATAGGCTCTTGCCGTAGGTATGGGTTCGATACTGACGCAGCTGGGAGTCTGGATACTCCTCCGGCTCGAATGTCTGGCCGTAGTTATGCGCAAATCCGCCAAGCAGTCGACCATCGCCCTCCGCAAAGAAATCAGGGATTTCGATTTCGCTTCCGCCGCTCAGGGACTTGACCCATTTGAACGGCTTCTCTGCGGCGGCAAGCGGCGCGGACAACATCAGGAAGCCAAGCGCAAGGACTATTGCTTTCATGGTGTTCTCCCCGGCGACACTCGCGAAAACGACGTTAGCGCCGCTGACCCGATCAACATCTTCATCGCCAAACATTAAGGCTATGCACTCATAGCGTGTGGCGTTTGGCGATTCAATCTGGGGGAGGCTGCCGTGGCAAAAATAACGAAGCTTTTGGATATCGTTGGGCGGCTGTCGGATTTCGATGAAGAAGACACGATCTATGCAGCGGAGCCTTGGACCGAAGATTCCGCCGCAATGGTAGCGCCCGAGCCCGACGAGGGATTGGTGCCGGCGAAGGCTGCCAAGGCAGGCTTGAAATATTTCATCGAGGTGTTCATCGCGATCGAATTCACCGAGGCCTGGGTTGCGTCCCAGGAGGAAAAAGCCCAGCCAATCGGCCATCTGCCAACGGCTAATCGAATACGCCACCAATGATGCGTGAGGAAACAAGATGTCGACCGAGAGGCGTTATGAGGGTAAGCCGCTGCTCAGACTGCTCGAATTCTATGTTCTCAAGGCGATTGAAGAGCTCTCTCAAGAGTGGGAAGATCGCTTAAACGCGATGGCTCCCAAGCTACAGGCCATCTATGGCGGCGATGGACGGTGGGAAGACGCAATCGCCAAGGCTCTCCACATGCCCGACACGATGCCGGGGGCAATCTGCGAAATGTGGAAGAAGAACCTCAAAATGGCGCACGACAACAAGGTGACACTCACGCCTCAGCAATTTGCCGAGATGTTCGTGGACAACAATTTCGCGGGTTGAGCGGTCTTTCCGCATCTGGCTTCCGCAGCCTTGTTTCGCTCCGGGATCAGAGCCAATGCCCATCCGCATCGTCCCCGCCACGCTGCGGGACCTCTCCTATATCGCCGCGAACCTGCGCCCCGAGGACCGAGCCGAGATCGACTGCCAGCTCGACCACTGGTCGCCGGCGCTGCTGGCGCTCACAGCGCTGCAGGGCTTTGCCTACGTCGCCGAGCTCGACGGCAATCCTGAGGCCGGCTTCGGCGCGGCCGAGCAGCGCGGCGGCCTGTGGATCGCCTGGAGCTGGGGCACGCGCCGTATGAAGCGCTGCGTGCCCGAGATCACGCGCTTCTTCCATGCGGCGCTCGGGCCTCAGGTCGCGGCCAAAGGCGCCCGGCGGGTCGAGGCGAGGGCGCTTGCCGACAATGATCTTGCCTTGCGCTGGCTGGACAGGCTCGGCGCCACCCAACGCTGCCGCCTGCCGGGTTACGGCAGGAACGGCGAAGACTTCTTCCTCTATGACTGGACAAGGGAAAGCTGGAACAATGTGTCTCTTTCAAAAACCACCGGAACTGAAGCCGCTGCCGCCGGTGCCGACCGCGCAGGACAAGGACGTGCAGGCGCGGGAAGCCGCGCTTCGCGCTGAGCTCGAGCAGCGCCAGGGCACGCTCTCCACCGTCAAGACCGATTTGGCTCCGAGCGATGTCGCCGGCCGGCGTCGTGTGCTGCTCGGAGTATGACGCGATGACCGCGATGAAACGCAGCTTTCGCCGGCGCGTGCTGGACTGGTGGTATTGGAGGCGGCACGCAAGGCTGGTGAAAAAACGGGCGGATTGACTCGAACGCTGCCGCCAGCGGAAAAGGACGAGCGCCGAAACAAGGTTGACATTCACACTCTCCTGGCCATGCTGCATTGCAGCATGGAAAGTAGCCCTACCGAGTCATCGCGCATCGAATGCCTGGACGGCCTTCGCGCCGCCGCCGCATTGTGGGTGCTGGTCGGACACTGCCTGCTCCTGACCGGCTGGCATCTTCCGGTGCTTGGCGACCCCGCGCTAGGTGTCGACCTCTTCATCATGCTGTCCGGCTTCCTGATGGTGTTTCACTATCAGTTGCGCCAGGACAAGGAGCCCTGGCAAAGGCCCGAGACCTGGCTCAAATTCTGGACGCGGCGCTATTTCCGCATTGCGCCGCTGTTCTACGTCATGCTGTTCCTCGCGCTGGCGCTGGGGCCCTATCTCTATGAATCGCGAATGGTCATCGATGGCTTCCTGGGCCGCGCGCCGCAGGCGCCCGAGCGCTTCCTCGACGGCGGCCTGAAGAACATCGCCGCCCACCTGACATTCCTGTTCGGACTATCCCCGAACCTCGCCTACCGGACGCCGCTGCCCGACTGGAGCCTGGGACTGGAAATGCAGTTCTACGCGGTCTTCCCCGCGCTGATGCTCCTGGTGCGCCGCTTCGACTGGATATGGAGCGCCATAGCCGTGGCGGCGCTCGGCGGTCTGGCGGTGATGATCCTCAAGTCGATGTCGGTCCATTTCCCGATGCCGTCCTTCCTGCCGCTGAAGATCCAGGTCTTCTTGTGCGGCATGCTTCTGGCGGGCGTGCTGGCACGAAGACAACCGCGGCCGCTGCTGCATCTCGCCCTGGCCATGGCGCTTGCGGCGATCCCCTTCGGCGACGGCTACGGCCTTTCGAAGTTCCTGATACGCGAGGCGCTGGTGCTTGGGTTCTTTGCCCTTGTCCTCTATCGGATGCTGCCGGGCGTGGCGGGCAAGGTGGCGCGAAAAGTCGCCGTCGCCTTGGGTGGAGGCGTCTTCCACGTGCTCGGCGAGCTGTCCTACAGCATCTATCTGATCCATCTTCTGGTGCTGCAGCCCGTCGCGGCATTCGTCATTGCCCGCTATGGCGATGGCCTTGCCGCGCCGCTGCGCTTCGCCATCGTGCTGGCGATCGTGCTGCCGGTGGTCTGCCTTCTGTCCTTCGTCACCTACAAGGTCATCGAAATGCCTGGCCAGCAACTCGGCCGCACGGTCCTGCGCCGGTTCGCCCGCAGGAAGCCGGCGTTGGGGACGACGCCGGCCGAGTAGAAGCGGCCGGTAGAACTGTCGATCTCCCTCAAAGGGGGATGACCGATCCGCTCTGCGCGGCCGCGGAGGGCGTGCGAGCCGGACGGGGCGCTGTTGCGCCGGCCTTTCCAACGTTCCGATCTCTTCCGAGGCCATGCTCGTTGGCCAATTCACCTCAGAGGTTGGCGATCCTTCGCGCCCCTCTCTGTCCTGCCGGACATCTCTCCCACGAAGGGGAGATTGGCAGCTTCTGCGCCGGCGCCAAACAAGTGAGATCATTCCCATGACCGACTCCCGCGCCCGCGATATCCTGTCGCGACAGGCCGAACTCGAGACCGAACGCGCCGCCTACGAACCCGTATGGGAGGCGGTGGCGGAGTTCTGCGATCCCGATGCGCCCGACATCTGGTCGGGCCGCCGCGCCAGCCGCTCGGACAGCCAGGCCGAGCGACAGGAGCGGCGCGGCTCCCGCGTCTACGCCAACACCATCAACTCCGCCGCCAACCGGCTCGCCGCGGGGCTCGAAAGCCTGATCATCCCGCAGTCGGAGAAATGGCATGGGCTGACCACGGCCGAGATGAATGACGAGGAGACCGACGAGGAGAAGGAATGGGCGGAGGCGCTGCGCGATTTCCTGTTCGCGCTGCGCTATTTCGCCAACTCCAACTTCGTGCCGGCGACGCAGGCCTGCCTGCGCAACGTCGTGCGCTACGGCCCAGCCTATCTCTATGCCGAGGAAGGGTTTGGCGGCACACTGATCCGCTATGCCTCGATCCCCGTGGTGGAAGGCTATCTGTCGCGCAACCGCTGGGGCCAGGTCGACATCTTCCACCGCCGCTATGAGCGCACCGCGCGGCAGGCGGCGCAGCTGCTCGGCTACGAGAAACTGCCGGCGCGCATCAAGGCGCTCGTCGACGACCCCGCCAAATGCGAGGAGAAGATCTCGCTGATCCAATGCGTGCAGCCGCGCGATGAGCGCCGCATGTACCGCAAGGGCGGCTTCTACCAGTATCTCGACCAAGCCTTCGCCTCCTACCACGTCATCGAGGACGAGGAGGAGATCGTGCGCGAGTCGGGCTTTCGCACCTTCCCGGTCTCGACCTTCAACTGGCGCCGCTACGAGGGCGACGCTTACGGCATCTCGCCGGCGATCGAGGCGCTGACCACGGTGCGCGAGGAGAACGCCGTGCGCCGCTCTGGGCTCCGCGCCCTGCAGCAGATCACCGACCCGCCGACGGCCTCGAAGGCGAGGCTCGACTATGTGCCGGTGCTCAATCCCGGCGAGAACTATCCGGGCCTGATCGACGACAATGGCCGGCCGCTGATCCAGCCGATCGCCACCGGCCAGAACCCGAGCTACGCCTTCGACTATGCGGCGAGCCGCGCGGAGGAGATCCGCGACATGATGTTCGTCAACTTGTTCCAGACGCTGGTGCAGAACCCGCAGATGACCGCCACCGAGGCGCTGATCCGCCAGGAGGAGAAGGGCGCGCTGCTCGGCCCGTCCGGCTCGATCATCCAGGCCGGCTTTGCCGCCAATCTCGACCGCGAGCTGTCGATCCTCGAGGACAAGGGCCTCTACGACCAGGACAGCCGCTTCCGCCCGCCGGAAAGCCTCGCCGGCAAGGCGGTGCGGCCGACCTTCACCGGCCCGCTGGACGTGCTGCGCCGCTCGGCGGAAGCCCGCGACACCATTCAGGTGGTGACCACCGCCATGCAGATGGCGCAGTTCGATCCCGGCATCATGGACAATATCGACGGCGACGAGGCGATCCGCGTCGTGCAGAGCGCCGGCCGCAGCCCGCAGCGCATTTTCCGGCGCAAGGACGAGGTGGAAGGGATGCGCGGCGCCCGCGCCCAGGCTCAGCAGGCGCAGGCCGGCATGGCGGCGATCGCCACCGCCGGCAAGGTGGCTAAGGACGCCGTGCCCGCCGCCGTGCAGGCGCGCGACAGCGGCCTGCTCGACAGCCTGCAGGCGATGATGCAGGGCGCCCAAGGCGGTGCCGGCGGCGGCGCTGCTGGTCCGGCCGGCGCGACCCAAGGCGCGATGTCCGGCGGGCAGGGCGCCGTGCCTGGCTCCCAAGGCGGCCCCGCGGGCGGCGCCGCCAATGGTGCCGCATGAGCCGCAAACGCTTCGCCCGTCCCTCCGACGCCGGCGGCCCCGTGGCCGCGCGCGAGGCGCTGACCAAGGCCTATCGCCGTGTCTTTTCCGGCGAGGATGGCGAGCTGGTGCTGGCCGACCTCACCGCCACGACAGGCTACTACCGCCGCCCGTCCTACGGCGACTGGCTGGCCCGCACCAAGACGCCCGAAGGCTTCGAACTGCACAGCGCGCTCTCCAACGCGCGGGCGGAAGTTGTGCAGCACATCATGGGCTTCCTGACGCTGGAAGACGCCGACCTCGCCGCGCTGGAGAAAGCAGCGCGCGCCGAGGAGAGGTAG